AGCACAGCCTAAATCTAAACAAGAAATTTTATTATTTTTAAAATAATTTTTAACTTCATTTATATAATGAAAATTACTGTTGTTATCTCTAACAACACCAAATGGATATAAATGATCTAAACTGTCTATTGCTATATTTTTATTTGTTTTTACTTTTATCATAATGAATTTAATTTATTAAAATTATTTGTTATTTTTTGTTTTAAATTTGTAGTAGAATAACCATGATTTCTGGGAATAAACATTATTTTTAAATTCAAATCTTTCCCAGTGTACTGTTTATTTATATAGTCATCGCCTAAGAATCTTACATCATAATTGTTGTTAATCAACAAAAAACTTAAATTTTTTTCTGTTTTATAAGTAACAATTTCATCAATATACTTTATTGAGGTAAGAATTTCTTTTCTTTCTTCTAGTGTATGGATTGGTTTTAATTTATTTCTTTCAATGCTGGGATCTTCGTGTAATAAAACTGTAAGGTGATCACAGTTTTGTTTAGCAAATTTAAACATTTTTATATATCCGGGATGTATTAAATCAAATGCTCCAGCTAATACTCCTTTTATGCCGCAATTAATTCGTCTCCAATCCATGGCATTTATTGCCTTGTCGTCTATAACTTGATCGTATGTTGGTTTTTTATTTGTTATCAATTCGTGATACTTCAATCCCCAACCATCTATTTGTTTTTTTGTAAAATTAGTCCAATCTTTGCCACTAGAAGAACCTCGTCCAGTAAATATTATAATCTTTATACCAGAATCATATAGTTCATTAACTTTTTGTATTGCTTTATTTAAAGGTTCGGCTTTACTATAATCACTATGTTGCACAGAAGTACAAAGAGTTCCATCTAAATCAAAGCACATTATATTATGTTTCATATTATAGAATGTAATATTATTTCGTGTATACATTCAACTACACCGTAATTTGTAGAATCTATCCAAAAATTTAATTCTGCTTCTTTTGAGAAAGTTTGTAATTTATTTTCTTTGTTAAAACCAGAAAAAATTACAAATTTAATATTATTATCTTTGCAATATTCTGCACATTTTATTATATTTGCAGAATTACCAGAAGAACTTATTAATATAATTAAACTATGTTTATCTGAAAATTCTTTTAAAAATTGTTTAAATGCGTTTTCATATCCATAATCATTAGAATAACAAGTTAATCGTGCAGCATCCGAAAAACTTATAGCTGGTTTTTTTAATGCTTTTGTATAATCTTCTGCTATATGAGAAGCTATAGCATTACTTCCACCATTACCCAATATCAATATAGTTCCTTTAGAATCTAATACTAATTTTTTAAAAGTTTCTAATTTAGAAACATCTATGTTTGATAATTGAATTTTTAAATTATTTAAAAAAATATTCATATTATTCTTGAAACTCCATCTATTGTTAAATTAATTTTATTAAATTCCTTTGGAGGTTTAATTCCCTTTTCAAAAAAAGCTAAGAAAAACCCACCATTTCCTGCACCACATAATTTATGAGCAACACAACCATTTGTATTTGATATCATGTCATCCAATTTAATTAATTCTAAATTTTCTAAAACAGATTTTGATATTTTTTTCTTTTCTTTCCAACCTTCTTTTATTACATTTAAAAATTCATAATATTGCTGATTTAATAAAAATTTTTCTGATAATTCTACTAATGGATTTAATGTATCTATTTTTGGAATTTTTATATTTTTTAAAACATCAGTTGAATTTCTAGTATAGCCAGTATAATACAAATACATATCAAAAAAATTAAAAAAAGTTGTTGGTAAAAATGTATACTTTGGTAACTTTCCTTTTTCAAATTCTATTTTTTTAAATCCTCCTATACAACAACCAAAAACATCTTGATATCCTAGTAGTGGATTTATTTTTTTTTCTAAATTATGTGCTTCTATACCACATTCAATTTCTGTCATTGTTTTGTTATTCAATTCAGATAAAGCCTTTACCAGACCACACGAATATGAAGACGATACAGCTAACCCAGAACCATGAGAAAATATATCACTAGTCATGTGTACTGAAAAAGGATCAATATGAGTTTGTTTTAAATACTCTCTCACTAAATCATTTTGAATTGTTTTTGGATCTGTTACTTCTTCTCTTTTGGAATAATTAATAATATACTTATTTTCTAAACAATTTTTTCCTAATACATCTTTATAAACAGAAATATAAGTATATAAATTAGGAGTAAAAGATATAACTGATCCTTTTTTATGCTCATCTAGATAACTATCTAAATCACTAGAACCGCCTATTAAAGAAACTCTAACTGGACATCTAACTGTTATCATATTTGTTTTCTGTTCTGTTCTTGTTGCTTAGTATATTCAAAAGCGGCAGGACTTATTCCAATCCAAATTTTAACTGAATTATAATATTGTTTTAATTTTGCATTTCCAAGATAATCTGCTCTTATTATATCTTTAAATGATTTGATATTTAGAGGTATGTTTGTTTTTCTTATTGAGCTTTCTGGATTCTCTCTCAATAAATCTATAAGAGTACAATGTTCAGAACAATCATAATTGGGATCTTTTACTTTAATATTATTTAAAGTTTCCCACTCTTGTAAAAATTTAATTGAGTTTTCTGTTTTATTAAAATATAAAACCGCTGCATGTGGATTTATATTATCGTGTTCTCTTATTCCATAAGCTAAATCAAAATCATTTGGTAGATTTTTAAACTCTGTTATTGGTTTTACAATACTACAATCAGCATCTATCCATATTACACCTGTATTTAATTCTTTTATTTTTTTTAAAATAAAAGAGGGTTTTATCATATTTAATTTTAAATAAGAAGAATCCAATCCTTCTTTATCAAAATTTATATAATCAAATGAATATTCGTATCCATACGAACTTAATTGTTTTGCTAGGTTGGCAGCACAGGTGGAGTAATATGTAGATTCTGATGGATTTTTATCATAATAATAAGAAATAAAATGCATTATATAAATTCTCTGTATTAAAAATTAATTTTTATTAATTAAATCAAACAACACATCATCCGCATTTAATAAATTTTTTGTTCGATTAAAATTGTCAATAATAGCGTCCATTTTACTTTCGTATAATTCTTTTGTTAATAATTTGGGGTCAAAATTAGAATCTAATTCAATAATACCATTTTTATTAAAGATATTTCCTATATCTGGAGATCCCCAATATATTGGTATTGTTCCTGTAGCAAAACAATCTGTTAATTTTTCCGTATAATAAGTTTCATATTTGTCATTTTCTATTGTTACAGAAAACATATAGTCATTCAATCCTTCAGATTTATCGCCCCAAGGGATTCCTGGACTTAATTTTTTGGACCCAAGAACACCTCCATAAAGATCAATATTGTTTTTGTGTAAATTTGCTATATGATGTCTTAATTTATGACCAGTTGTAGTTTGTTTTTCAGAAGCTATAAGAGATATGTTTTTTGTTTTTGAAAAAATATTTTTATTTTTAATCCAGGGTAAATTACTTCCTGCATATGCAAATTTTATATTTGGATATTTATCTACCCATTTTTTATCTGATGTAAAAACTAAATCATAATTATTTGATATTTTTTCTAAATTTTTCTCCCAAATTTCTTCTGGGCATATCCAAGAATAAAAAATAGCGCAAGATTCTGCAATCCATGCTATTTTTTTCTCTCCTGGTTTTTTTTGATAACGTATCCCAGGAATAATAGCAGAATCAATAAACACTTTTATTGGGCAGTCTTCTACCGACCAACTAAAATGTTTTGGTTTTATATTTGAACAACCAGAATATTCTACAGGAAACCCTGCACCTATTGCTTGCATTTTATTCATATTATTTGGTTCCCGGACTCTGCCATGCTATTAAATCTTCACTCATTCCTAATTTTTTAAGTGCTTCTTTTTTAGAGTCCACATCAGCTAGACCCATAACAATTACAGAATTTTTATCTTCCTGACCTGGCCATACACAATATTCAGGTCCAATAAATCTCATATTGAACCCTTCTTTTTGATAAAATGAATGTAAAATGCCAATAAGAGCTTCGTGATCAAACCATTGACCATTATTTGCCATTTGCTTGGCCATAAAAGTCCAGTGTTGAAGAAAATCCAATACCTTTGAATTAAAATCTAAATAAATTGGTGATGCTTTTGCAGCATGTAATTTGTTTGTAGAACACGCAACTACAACATCTGCGGATCCTTGAAATCTGTCAAAAATATCTAAAGATTTGCGAACATCAGAATCTATATCTAGCCACACCACAGGTTTTTGTTTTTGAATTAATAGTTGGTATATAAATTGTGGTTTGCTTAAACAATTTTGCTGGTAAGAACCCAATGATTCTTTGTGTCTAAGATCATAAGATATGCCAAGATTTTTTAGTTGTTCTGCTAATCGTTTAGCATGATCACTATAGTAAGTTTTACCGTCTATATCACTAAAAAAAGAAATCACTTCGGTTTGCATAATTAAGAGTTTCCTATATGGTATTTAGGCACCAGTTGCCATTCTTTCTTTTCTTTATGAGGAATAATTTTTAGTTGAGCCAAAGAGATGATTGGTTCTTTGTACTCATCTGGATCCACAGCTTCTACTAGTCCCCATTCTACCAGAAGCTTTACAATCATATTACGTCGGCCAAGATCAGTGTCGTCTATATCGGTTTCTAATCCGTCTAGATCAAGCATCTCTTTAAAATGCATGATAGCGTATCTACCACGTTTATGAAGAATGTGGCAACTTTGATACAACTTTTTTTCTTTCTTAGACGACACTCCCATTCGGGTAAGAGTCTCTTTAACCTTGAGAAAATCGTCTTTAGATTTTAATTTGATTTCAACACCAAGGCCATCAAAAATATCTTCGTTTTCCATTATATTCCGCTTTCATTAAAAAATTCAGTAATACGGAATTATTTAGGATTTTTAGTATTTGTGCCGCCTTGGTCTAAAATGGAAAAAATTTCATCCCAATCTTCTTGTTTGATCAGATCTACTACCTGTTTGGCCTTGGTGTGAGAGTATCCGTATAGGGTCTTTAAAGCGTCTATACGGTCATTAGACTCGTCCTTGATCCACTTGCTGAATCTCTTACGTGGTCGAACCGATATACGCAAAAAGTCAAACTGCATCTTCTTATCCAAACCAGACAAACGATTCATCTCATTGGCTAAAAAGATAGTGTCTGAAAAGTAAGAAAGACCTCGGTTGGCAAGAAATGGAATATATTCTCGTTCGCAACCAGGATCTTCGTCCATCAAAGAAACCTTGGTTTGATTTATGGAATTTAAGAAGTCAAACGGCTTCATTCTTTAAATCCACAATTCATCATTAGTTCCACCATGAACGCACACAGATTGATCTCTTGATCCGCCACAAACGCTGTCTTGTACTGGTATTCACCAATGATAACCACCGCTTGAGGGATGCTGGCAGGCTCTAGGAACTCGTATAAGCCATCGTAGACCTTCCTGAAGATGTCTTGGGGGCTGTTGTCTAGGTTGTTGGCTATCCACTTACGAATCTCTGTAAAATTCTTACCCTTTAAGAATCCCATAAGTTCCTTGACGTTTAGTTCACCAGCAGTACTTAAAATTCCAATATCAATAGTACCTGCGGCAGAGTATCGCTGAAGTTCATTTAGGGTTCGCCTAAAATCCGGAAAATATTTGACCACAACCTTGGACAGCACCTTGTTGTCGTATTCAATACCTTCTTCTTCCAGAATGCCTTGGCAACGGTCCAGGAACTGCTTGGCTAGTTCTGGGCGTTCCTTGGTTGGAAAGTTAAAGTCAATAACCGTACAACGAGAATGAATTGGTTCAATAATTCGATTCTTATAGTTGCAGGTCAGGATAAACCGACAAGTCTTGGCAAACTCCTCAATGGCTCCACGAAGGGCTGGCTGGATACTTTGAGCATTAGAGTAATCAAACTCGTCTAGGATTACAATCTTTTGCTTGGCATCCTCTGATAACGAAACTGTGCTGGCAAACTGTCGGATCTTGGTTCGCAGAGTATCGATATTACCGTCTTCCGAACAGTTGATCAGGATATAGTCTGCACCCAATTGAGTACAGAGAGCACGAGCAACCGTGGTCTTACCCATACCCGGCTTGCCTGCTAGCAGTAGATTAGGACACTCCCCGGATTCAACAATACTGTTAAAAGTATCCTTAAGACTCTTAGGTAGAACACAATCATCAATGATTGCTGGACGATACTTTTCTACCAGCAGACCAACCGAATTGTTTGATGTTAGCATTTTATTCCTTGTATGTACTAGTTGCGTCCATAGCAACCCAGTAAGTCAGAGGACGACTGGCATGAGTAAACTGACCAATAACATTCTTAGACAGGGCTACATGATAATCGCCGTCAAACATTTTCATGTTTTCCAACTTAAAGTTGAATGAAAAGTCTGCTTGATCCTTGTTGTCACCAACACGAATAGAGAATACGTTGCAGGTTGGATCCTTGAGATCCTTGACCACTGCAAGCACGGCATCGTCATCAGATACAAAGCA